TTGGAAAATTACGACGGCGGAGAGGCAACAATTAAGCAGTTTCACGAGTTTGTGACTTTGTTTGAACGCTTACACAATTCGATTGACCAAGGTGGCAATCTATTTCACGACTGTTTATCAGCTATTGAACAAATTTTAAACGACAATGAAAAGACGCAGAGTAACTGACGAGGAAAAGCAGTTAATATTTGAAGGATGGCAAGACCGCAAGCCAATTAAAATAATTGCAATTGAACTTAATCGATGTTATGGCACAATTTATACCGAACTAAAACGTCGGGATTTAGTTGGATAAATAGAAAAGATTTATATTTGTGTATCGAATCATTCCTGAGGTGAGAGGCAAGAATGATTCCATAGGTTAACTTAACCTGCCCCGACAGTCTCTCACCTGTTGGGGTTTTTTATTTTATATGAAAAAAGAAGCTTATTATTTTTCCCACGATTCAAATGCCAAAGATGACCCAAAGATTCTCCAGCTAAGAATGGAAATGGGTTGGGAGGGGTATGGGTTGTTTTGGGCAATTATTGAGATGCTTAGAAACGAAAGCGACTTTCGGATGCGAACGCATTACAAAGGCATTGCATTCGCATTGCAAACGCATGAGGATTGCATAAAAAAGCTTATTAATGAATTTGATTTATTCCAATTAGATGACCAATATTTTTGGTCTGAAAGCCTATTAAAGCGTATGGAATTAAAGGAAGAGCGCTCAGAAAAAGCAAGAGAATCAGCCAAGAAACGCTGGAATAGGGATATTGATGCGAACGCAATGCGAACGCATAGCGAACGCAATGCGGATGCAATGCAATTAAAGGAAAGTAAAGTAAAAGAAATTAAAGAAAAAGAAATCAAAGTAAATGAGGATTCACATAATGCGATTTTTCGTCAATTATGGAATAATAACATTTGGCTTGAAGGATTAGCAATGAACTGGAAAGCTGATTTAACAGAAGTTAAAAACCATTTGAATACCTTTAGGCAAGAATGTATCTTAAAGGCTGATTTTAAAGAAAACGAAAAGCTTGCCAAGGAGCATTTTTTTAATTGGGTAAAAAGAGGCAACCCAGTACCAAAAAAAGAAAGCAAAGGCAAAAACGTATTTGACGAACTTTACGAGGATTTACAAAAACAAAAACACCTAAACAATGAATGAAATAATTTTAACGCACCTCCGAAAGATGGAGTTTGTATGCGGACTGAAGCAGTTTAAAGAATACAAAAAAGAAGAGGCAAGCGAGTTACTTGGATGCCTCAGTAAATTATTTGGAAGATACGGCTGGATGACTGAGGCAAGAGTTGACTACATCTTGCACGCTGGAATGCGAGGACAATACGGCGATTTTTATCACGTAAACGAAAAGACCGTAAGCGTTTGGATAAATCAGTATTATGCGCACCACCAAAGTCAAATTGTGCAGGAAGTGCAAGCTTTAAACAACAAAGAAAAGGAGCCAAGCAACGAAGAGATTGCCTACTGGATTGAAGTTGGTAAGCAGATATTTCGGGATAATTACCAGTATGCAAAGGAGACAGGATTTTGCCGAGACATTGCAGAATGGGGCATGAACTGGTTTAATAAGTTTCAAGAAAAAGGAATTTTAAAGCCATGGGACTTTAACGTAGAAGAGATGGAGAATGACGTGCGCAAAGAGTTACGCTTGACGGTTAGATACGTAGACGAGGTAAGCGTTGGCGCCAAGACAAAGAATAAAATTTGGAAATTGTTTATTTTACAGGCAATTAGAGAAAAAAAGGATTTAGATAAATTAATATAACCAAAACAATTATGAGCAAGATTTACGGCGGCAACGCAAAGATTATCCAAACAAAATTTGGCACAATGACAAAGATTAGCCAAAGCAGAAGTGACCTTGAAAAGTTATTGGCATACCTAAACGCCAACGATACCGAGTGGGTCAATTTAGTAATGAAGGAAAAGCAAGAAAAAGTTGAAGGCAAAGCAACGCATTATTTGGAGGTAGACGACTGGAAGCCTGTACAGGTAGCAAACAAGCCGACAGAGAAGCGCATTGTCGAAAATGATAACTTACCTTTTTAAATGAAAAAAAATGATTTGTACGCAATCTTTGTGGCATTGGTAGGCATCTGTCTACTTTTGCTGCTAAAGATTTCTAGCCTACTGCTTTTTATTGTGCTGCTCGCTTTGTGGACATTGGCTTGGTCTTGGATTTATGAACGCTGCAAATGATTGAGTTTAAAATAAACGAAAAGCCTTTAAGCGTGAATTTAGCTTGGCAAGGCAAAAGATTTAAAACGCCAGCCTACAAAGATTACGAAAAGGCAATGCTTTTGCGTATGCCAGCATCAAAAGTAGACATAAGTCAAATGCTTAGGGTTGAGTTTTTCTTTGGCTTTAGCAACAAGGCAAGTGACCTCGACAACCCAGTTAAGTTATTGATGGACATTGCACAAAAAAAGTACGGCTTTGACGATAAAAACGTATTTGAGTTAAACGTGCGCAAGTGCTTGGTCAAAAAAGGCGAGGAGTTTATACAAATGGGCATTTATCAGCTATTACCTTTTTAAACAAAAATCTAGGTTTTAACTTGGAATCAAATCGCAATCTTATATTTGCGTAAAGATTTACACAATGAGCATTTACGAAGGGTTACTAATTAAGAAAGCAAGAAAGCAAGCTGGCTACAACCAGCTGGATTTGTGCAAGAAAATTGGATTGAGTCATGCACCAATTAACCATGTTGAGAATGGCTTGGAGTCAATAAGCCTTTTTAATTTGCGCAAGATTTGTGAAGAGATTGGTTTGGAGGTAGTAATTAGACGTAAGGATGGCTAAAGGTTACCCGATTTCAAAGCCTGACTATTCCCTAGAGATTAGATACCGACTAAGGGACGGACAATGGTCACCTTGGTCAAACAAAGGAAAGGGTAAATTTGAATGCATAGAACTTGTCCAGCGCCAAATAAGAACATTGGCAGCAGCTTACCAAGGGCGAGAAAAAGAAGTAAGATTTGAATGGAACGGAAAGCTTTGCAATTTTACAGGCGAGCCGACTGGTCAAACAATAATATTAATGTAGTTATTTTGGGTTTTTGTTAAGTGAAAAGGCTTGGGTTCTGCTCAAGCTTTTTTTTAAAATTTTAAAATATGAAAATTAACGAGGTAGGTTTTTGGGAAACGACAGACCAAACAGGACACGTTCACGACAAAAGCATTGCAGCTGCATTGTCCCAGTATTTAGCCGATAAGCAAGCCAAGACAGTTGTCGACTTTGGTTGTGGTTTGGGAGACTATGCAAAGGCTTTTAAAGGTGACGGCTATAAGGTGGAGGCATACGATGGCAACCCAAATACAGAAACGCTAACTGACGGAATTGGTAAAGTGCTAGACCTGTCCAAGCCGTTTTATTTAGGCAAAAAATTTGACGTTGTTTTGTCGCTGGAAGTTGGCGAGCATATCCCAAAAGAATTTGAGGAGCAATTTATTGACAACATTACCAAGCACGCCAAAAAGCATTTGATTATAAGCTGGGCGGTTAAAGGTCAAGGAGGAGATGGTCACGTTAATTGTGCAAATAATGACTACATCATTGAGCAAATTGTAGACCGAGGATTTAAGCACAATGCTAAGGACAGTCAAACCATTAGGAACGCAGCAACAAATGCGTCTTGGTTTGGATATACAATAATGGTATTTGATAAAATATGAAAACGCAAAAAGTAAAAATTTCTGAAGTCAAAATGAATCCTAACAATCCACGATTGATTAAGGATGACAAGTTTGCAAAGCTGGTAAGGTCAATTAAAGAGTTTCCAAAAATGCTGGAAATTAGACCTATTGTTGTAAATGCTGACATGATTGTGCTAGGTGGTAACATGAGGCTAAAAGCTTGCAAAGAAGCGGGTTTAAAAGAGGTTACAATCATTTTTGCAGACGACTTAACAGAAGACGAGCAGAAGCAATTTATAATTAAAGACAACGTTGGATTTGGTGAATGGGATTGGGAGCAATTGGCTAACGAATGGGATGTTGATAATTTGCAAGACTGGGGCTTGGATATTCCTGACTTTGAAGTTAAAGAAGAGTTAAGTGCTGAGGAGGATGATTACGAAATACCTGACGAAATTCAAACAGATATTGTACTTGGCGATTTATTTGAGATTGGAGACCATCGTTTGCTTTGTGGAAGCAGTGTTGACCCAAAAAGTATTGATTTATTAATGAATGGAACTGAGCCAAATTTAATTCATACTGACCCACCTTACGGAATGAACGCTGTCAGTAAAAGTGGAGTTTTAAAAGAAAGATATGGAAATGATATTTTAGGCGATGATAACACAGATGTTGCAAGAGATTCATTTAATTTAATTTATTCAATGTTTTCAAAATCAAATCATATTTGGTGGGGAGCAAATTATTACTCATCATCATTACCTGATAGTGAATGTTGGTTAGTTTGGGATAAAAATAATGGAGGTTCTGACCAAACTGATTGTGAATTGGCTTGGACAAATATTAGAAGCGTAGTAAGACAATTTACTCAGGCATCCGAAAAAACTAACAGAGTTCACCCTACTCAAAAACCAGTTTCTTTAGTAAAGTGGTGCATTGAAAAAACAAAATCAGAGATTAAAACAATGGCTGATTTTTTTGGTGGAAGTGGAGTTACAATGGTAACAGGTGAGCAAATGAATATAAAAACATTTGTTATGGAACTAGACCCAAAGTACTGCCAAGTGATAGTAGACAGGATGCGTAAATTAGACCCAGCTTTAGTCATCAAAAAAAACGGAGTAACTTTGTAATATGGCACGACCAAAATCACCAATTGACTGGATTGAAATGGGACGACTCGTCCAAGCTGGATGCACAGGCGTTCAATGCGCTGCCTATTTAGGCATTGACGAGGAGACATTTTACAACCGATGCAAGGATGACCTCGCAATGGGTTTTACCGAGTTTTTGCGGCAAAATAGGAGCAAGGGAGATGCCTTGCTTCTTGCCAAGCAATACGAGGCAGCTTTAAAGGATAAAGACCGTGGAATGCTTATTTGGCTAGGTAAACAAAGACTTGGGCAGAGAGATAAGTTTGACCACGACCATACAACCAAAGGCGACAAGATAACGCCACCAATAGAGTGGATTCAATCCGAATAATAGACAAATACAAGCCTTTATTTTTAGAGGTCCCTAAAACACGTTATTACCTTATAACTGGCGGAAGGGGTAGCGGTAAGTCGTGGACATTGTCTATGTTTTTGCTAAACCTTACCTACCAAGAAGGTCACGTGATTTTATTTACGAGATGGACGCTAACCTCTGCGTTTATTTCGATTATCCCTGAGTTCATCGACAAGATTGAGTTGATGAATAAATCTGATGACTTTGAAATAACCCAATCGGAAATTATAAACAAGGCAACAGGCTCAAAGATTCTATTTAGAGGCATCAAAACCAGCCAAGGGACTGCAACGGCAAATTTAAAGTCGATTGCTGGCGTTACAACTTGGGTTTTAGATGAATCAGAAGAACAACAAGATGAGGAAACCTTTGACCGCATTGACCTTTCGATAAGAGCTAAAAACAAACCAAATAGAATAATTTTGGTAATGAACCCTAGCTATAAGTCACATTGGATTCACGGACGATTTGTAAAAACTCCATCAGATAACTGCACCTATATTCACACCACGTATTTAGATAATTTACAAAATCTAAGCCAGTCATTTATTGACCAAGCTGAACGAGTAAAGCAAGAAAACCTACACCGTTACGAGCATTTATTTTTAGGCAAATGGCTAGAAGATGCAGAGGGATTGCTTTGGAATCGACCAATTATTGATAGAGCAAGAATAACGGCAAAGCCTGAATTGTCTCGTATTGTAATTGCTATTGACCCAGCAACCACCGCATCAATGGCGAGCGATGAGACTGGTATAATTGTATGCGGCAAAGATGCCAACGGCAAAGGATATGTACTCGAAGACCTTAGCGGTAAATATTCACCAACGGAATGGGCAACAGTTGCATTGCAAGCATTTAAAAATTGGAATGCTGATTGTGTAGTTGCAGAAAAAAACCAAGGCGGAGACATGGTTGAGAATGTTTTGAGGTCGCAAAATGCGACTGCAAGAATAAAACTTGTAACGGCTACCAAAGGAAAGTTTGTAAGGGCGGAGCCTATTTATTCACTTTATGAGCAACACAAAATTTTCCACGTTGGAAGTTTTCCATTGCTGGAAAATCAAATGATTAGCTTTGAGCCTGACAAAGGCAAATCGCCTGACCGAGTTGATGCAATGGTTTGGGGATTTACAGAATTAATGCTTTCTAGCCAAGATTTTTGGCACGTTTAGGATATGGCATCATTTTTTTATTTTATTACCCTATTTTTACAAAAAAAGCAAACGGAATGAATTACATAGATAGAATTAAAGCCGCACTGGGTTTTAACCAAAAAGATTCTACTTACCTAAATGCAGTTTTTCCTTATTTGGGCAACAACGTCATTTGGACTGCACCAACAACGCAAAACTTTATCGAGAAAGGTCTTTACCTTAACTCTGACCTTTACGCTATTGTAAATCTAATTATTAACAAAATAAGTGCCGCTCCGATTGTTGTTTATGAGGTAAAGGACCAAAAGGCTTTGAATTACTACAAGTCCATGAGTCGAAACTTTGACAACTCAGGCGCAAAATTTCAAGCTGAGAGACTCAAGACAAAGGCATTGGAGGAGATACACATTCCCGAACTTGAAAAGCTATTTAAAAAGCCAAACGAGTTTCAGACTTGGGACAACCTTTTAAAAGAAATTGCCGCATTCCGTTTAATAACTGGCAACGCATACATCTACGGCGCTAGACGTGGGGAACAACCTAATGCTCCAATCATTGCTTTGTACTCTTTGCCTGCTCAGTACATGGAGATTATTTCGGGAGGTCTAAACCAACCGATTAAAGAATACCGATTGACTTATAACGGATATGACCGCATTGATGCTGCAAACGTAGGTCACCTAAAAAATATTAACCTAAGCTATACCGCTGGAACTGCTAACCACCTTTACGGCGCATCGCCTTTGCGTTCCGCAGTTCGTGACCTTACCACCTCAAACGATGGCAAGCAAGCGCTTTTGTCTATGCTTCAAAACATGGGAGCTAGAGGTATACTAACGGGAGACGGTACTGTTAACATTACAAGAGAGCAAGCGCAGGGACTAAAGGAGGATTACGCCCACAATTACCAAGGCGCAACCAAAGCTGGTGACGTTATCATTACGCCAGCCAAGTTAAGCTGGGTTCAAATGGGAATGAATGCGGTGGATATGTCAATACTTGATACTCAGAAAGTAATTTTGCGCTCATTGTGCCGAGTTTATGGCGTTGATGCAAAACTGCTTGGTGATACTGAGGCAAGCACCTTTAACAATACAGAAACCGCTTACAAAGCGCTAATTAATAACGTAGTAAGACCTTTGCACATTGAAATTAGAGACGTGCTTAACAACTGGCTTTTGGCATCTTATGGTAATAAGAATTTATTCCTAGATTTCGATTACATGGCTTATCCTGAAATGCAAGACGACATGGATAAGCTTGTTAACCAATTGTCTGCTGCTTGGTGGTTAACTCCAAACGAAAAGCGTGCGGCAATGAATTACGGCGAATACGAAAACGCACTAATGGAGCAGCCATTTATTCCGCAAGGCTTAATGACTTTGTCGGAGTTTTCTGCACAACCAGTCGACGACCTAGAAAATTTGGGAGACTATGCCCAAACCAACTAAAAAAGACCTAGCGCTTGCAAAGCAATTGGATGCATTGCAGAGACGTTACGAAGTCAGATACGAAAAGCAAATTTATACGGCTTTAAAAAAGCAAATGCAGCCATATTTGGATGCTATTAAACAAGCGGATGGAAATATTAACCGCTTTGATTTAATAACTCCAGCGCCATTAGCTGACGTATTAGAAAACCTTTTTGTTGTAGCTGGTACGGCTTACGCAGAGGCAATGTATAACGCAATCCAGCCACCAAGTAAAGCAACCAAAGAAGCTTTGCGAGCAGGCTGGAGAGACTTTATGCGTTTGTTTGCAGTCAGAAACTTGCCTCAAACCCTAATACAAATCAACGAAACAAGCCAAAAGATAATCCGCAACATTGTTTTAGGTGGATTAAATGAAGGTCTTGGCACGCTTGAAATTGCTAGAAACATTCAAGAGTCAGTAACGGTCATATTTAGAAACAGAGCCAAGCTAATTGCACGAACAGAAATGGCGATAGCTACCAACAACGCAGCAATGCAGTCGGCAGCGACCTCCGATTTTATGTATGAAAAGAAATGGATTCCAGCGACTGACAACAGAACAAGACCTGACCATGCTGCGATGCTTAACAAGCCTTGGATTTCATTTGAGCAAAACTTTATTGTAGGTGGTGACGAAATGAGACAACCAGCAGACGGAACGCAAGGTGCTGGCGCTGACCAAATATGTAATTGCCGATGCAAGGTTGTGTTTAGAATAATGCGAGACGTTGACGGATTACCTATGCGAAAATGATTGCTCACGTTATTAACCTTGACCACCGCAAAGACAAATGGATTGAATCCATGCAAGAGTTAGCACCGCATTTTAACCTTGAAAGAGTAAGCGCAATTAAACACGAATGGGGATGGCTTGGATTGTGGCAAACATTTAAGCAAATATTTACACAAGCAACAGGAGACGTTTTAATATTTGAGGACGACGCTACTTACCGAGGCAATTATAGCGACCTAATTAACTGCATGAATGACTTGCCAACTGATTGGGATATGCTTATGCTTGGAGCCAATATAAAAGACATGAGGCTAGATAGAATAAGCAAGAGATTAGTTCGCACTTATGGCTCTTGGACAACCCATGGAATACTTTATTCTTATAAATTTGCTAAAGAAATGGCAGAATTAAATTTGGACATACCAATTGACGAATATTTTAGGACAATAGTCCATCCTAAGGGTAACTCTTATATTTGCGTGCCTTTCCTTTCTTTTCAACGACCAAGTGAGAGTGACATTGAGGGAGGTTATAAAAATTATACAAGCTTATTTGAGGAAAGCGAAGCAAAAGCCTTTCATTTTATTTATCAATAATTTTATAGGTTTGCATTTTTTTTTAACCCTTTTATTTTTACAAAAAAAGAGACCATGATTTACAAGAATATAAGCCAAGGAATAATCGAAGACGTTGACGACGTAAAGGGAATCGTTACTGGTTACTTTTCAGCTTTTAACAACATTGATTCCGATGGGGACGTAATTGTTTCGGGTGCTTACAAGAAAAGTATTGCCGAGAACGGTCCAATGGGACGCAATCGAATCATGCACCTATTGCAGCATAATCCTTTGATGCCATTGGCAAAACCTATTGAGTTAATGGAGGATGCAAAAGGATTGCGATTTACCTCTAAGATTACAGAAACCAGCTATGGTAAGGATGTAATTAAGCTATATTCTGAAGGCGTATTTAATGAGCATTCTGTTGGCTTTGAAATTATCAAGGCAGACAATAAGGCTGGTTACAGAGAGATTAAAGAGATTAAACTTTGGGAGGGGTCAACTGTTACATGGGGAGCCAATCCAAATACACCAATTGAGTCAATGAAAAGCTGGGATAAACCAAAGAGTGAGGAGATGCTTGCTAAGTTTTGCAACATTTTACGAAACGGAGACGTTAGCGACGAGTCAATGATTCAGCTTGAAATTGGATTAAAACAAATTGAAAATCACCTAAAGGAATTGGAGTCAGTCCAAATCGTAGAATCCGTGGAAACACAATTCAAGAGCGAAGAGGACCCGACAATAGCAATGGCTTTGGAATTTGAATATTACCAAAAACTTAAAAAATTTATTTAAAACACAATGGAAGCAATTAAATCACAATTGGATTCAGTATTGGCTAAATTGGAATCAAACGAAGCTTTGATTTCAGACGTAAAGTCAATGAAAGAAGCTGGTGAGGAGTTCAGAAAGTCACTTTCTGCCGAAACCGCTAAGTTAAACGAAAAAGCTGATGCTCTTCAGGCTCAGTTGGACGGAGTAGATGCAAGAACTCAGGCTGGCTTTGCTGGTTCTAAGAAGTCTGCTTCTTTCTCTTCTGAGTTGGAAAAAGCTTTTGCTGGCGATTCTTTTGCTAACTACAAGAGCGGAAACTCCAACAAAGTAAAGATGGAGTTGGACATGAAAGGTGCCGACATGACAGTTGGAAACGCTTACACTGGCGAAGTTATCCCAGCGGACAGAGTTCCTGATTTGAAGTTTGACCCTAACAGACGTATTCACGTTCGTTCCCTTATCCCTACTGGACAGACTAGCTCTAACCTTATCCGTTTCGTTCGCGAGTCTGCTTACGACAACGCTGCGGCTCCAACCGCTCAAGGTTCTGCAAAGCCTCAGTCTGATTTCGATTTGACTGCGGTTGACCGTTCTGTAAGAACAATCCCAACCTTTATGAGATTGACCAAAGAAATGTTGGACGATACTCCAGGATTGATTGCTTACCTTTCTAGCCGTGCGCCTAGCAAATTGTTGAACGTAGAAGATACGCAAATCCTTTACGGAAGCGGTAGCGGTCAAAACTTGCACGGTGTTGCAACTGATGGCTCTGCTTGGACTACAGTTAAATTTGGTACTCTAATCAACAGATTTGACGTTCTTGCTGCTGCGGTTGTTCAAACTACCAAAGACGAATATTCTCCAAACGCAATCCTTATCAACCCAAGCGATTACTTGCAATTGGTATCTGTTAAGGAAACAACTGGAGCATACGCACTACCTAGCTACGTTTCTATGGCTGGCGGACAAATGTTCATCTTGGGAGTTCCTGTTTATAGCATCAATGCCGTAACTGCTGGCGATTTCTTCGTTGGTGACTGGGCGCTTGGTTCTCAGTTGTTTGTTCGTCAGGGCGTAACTCTTGAGTTCTTCGAGCAGGATGCTGACAACGTAACTAAGAACTTTGTAACTGTACGAGTTGAGGAGAGAATTGCATTTGCAGTTTACAACTCTAAAGCTTTGGTATACGGAAACTTTGCAGCTGCTTTGGCTAACGGTTCCGCAGTATAAGTAAAATAGGTGTTTAGTTTGATTAAGACCCCGACAAAAGCGTCGGGGTTTTTTTTATTTATCTAAAAATCAATACCTTTCAAGAAATC